TGGATTCACTGGGTTTACGGGTCCTCCGTCCACGGTGATTGGTCCCACCGGATTCACGGGTCCTCCGTCCGATGTGATTGGACCCACTGGATTCACTGGATTCACTGGGTTTACGGGTCCTCCGTCCACGGTGATTGGTCCCACCGGATTCACGGGTCCTCCGTCCGATGTGATTGGACCCACTGGATTCACTGGGTTTACGGGTCCTCCGTCCGATGTGATTGGACCCACTGGATTCACTGGATTCACGGGTCCACAGTCGACAACCACTGGTCCCACTGGCGCCCAGGGAATTTCAGGTGTCTCTGGAGGACTGACCTTTTTTCTTGACTCTGCGGGATACTCCAACACTACAGTCGGAACGTCCGGTGATGCGCTACTTGCTATTCCAAATGTCGGCGCGCAGACGATCGTTCGAGTGTCCTCGACTCCAAACCATTTATCGCTCTTTGTATTGGATACATTTACTACCAACGGAGCACCGTGGTTGACCGCCGTTATCTCGCCAGGAGTGTGGGATCTGAATGTGTACGCATCGGTGTCACCGGCAAACACTGCGTTTCTCACATGGAAGGTCGATGAATTAACTGCTGCAGGAGCATTCATAGGCACCATTGTAGATGGAACATCTGCATCCAGTCAAATCACATCGACTGCAGAAGCTCTCTACGATATTGCGCTTTATGTCCCGGCATATACCCTACAAAGCGTCAACAGCAAACTAAGGGTAACCCTGTATGTAAATACTACATCGGGAACTCCTGATGTCGGGGTGTACTTCCGAGGATCCACAATCTCGCATTTACATACTACCCTTGCAATCCAGGGTGTCACCGGTCCCACTGGGTTCACGGGACCACCGTCCACTGTGATTGGCCCCACTGGGTTTACGGGATTCACGGGTCCACCGTCCACGGTGATCGGTCCCACTGGGTTTACGGGATTCACGGGACCACCGTCCACGGCGATTGGTCCCACCGGATTCACTGGATTCACGGGTCCTCCGTCCACGGTGATCGGTCCCACTGGGTTTACGGGATTCACGGGTCCACCGTCCACGGTGATCGGTCCCACTGGGTTTACGGGATTCACGGGACCACCGTCCACCGTGATCGGTCCCACCGGATTCACTGGATTCACGGGTCCACCGTCCACGGTGATCGGTCCCACTGGGTTTACGGGATTCACCGGTTCCGGATTTACGACCATCTCCGGCGGAGTCGCTACGACAAATGTATTAACGGCGAACGGTGCAAACGCGGCAATTGGTCAGACGAATGTCACATACGACTCTACGTCGAATATCCTTGCGATAACCGGATCGTTGTCTGCGCAGCAGATTCAAGAAACACTCAATACCATCACATCTCCAAGTGGAACTGTAGTCGCCAATTGGGCAACGGGCGATATTTGGATTGTCACAAGTTTGACCGCAAACTTCACAATCAATCTGACAAATCTACCTACAACAACGGGGAAGGTGTATTCGGTTGTCTTCATACTCGTTCAAGGAGCAAGTCCTTGGTACATCAGTGCACTCCAGATTGCTGGATCTGCCCAGACGATTAAATGGTTTGGCGCGTCTGCACCAACTCCGACCGCGAGCCGCGTAGAGGCACAGTCCTTCACAATGGTATATAATGGCTCGTGGACGGTACTCGGACAGTTGTCAAGTTTTGGGTGAGTGGGTATAAATAAATGCCGTTTGTCGGCTCGATACACTCAACAATGTCATACGGACGCGGCGCGAAAACGGCCGTAATTCCGGCCGCACCGCCTTACAATAAGGTTGTCACAACACTCGCGGGCAGCGGCGCTGCACCCGCTGCGTTCACGCCCGGATACAACGATGGCGCCGGTGCAACCGCTCTCTTCGCGATGCCGACAGGTATATGTGTGTTATCAGATGGTAAATATGCAGTAGCGGATGGAAATAACAACGCCATCCGAATAGTGACGAGTGCAGGAGTTGTTTCGACTCTCGCGAAGGGTTCCCCCTTCCAGACTCCATGGAGCGTGATTCAGCTCAGCGATGGTAATCTGGCAGTTGCCGACTACTGGGAATCTTCGATATTTATAGTCACATATCCGGGTGGTACTGTAACTAGATTGGCCGGACAATACGATCCGGTGCTTTACGACGGTACGTTTGCCGATGGTACGGGCACTGCTGCTCGATTTGCACACCCACAGAGCATCGTCCAGGTAGACTCGTCGACGCTTCTTGTTGCCGACACCTATAATTACGCAATTCGCAAGGTCACATATCCCGGAGGAGTTGTCACTACAGTCGTTGGTCCCGGATATAGCAATACTTTCTTGTCGAGAATCTTCAACATATCTAAACATTCGATAGCGGGTCATTATCTTATAGCCGATACATCGGCATCGGTCTTATGGGACTTTACATATCCGGGTCTAACATATACTAAACTGGTACCAAGTTTGGGCGTGTATACAGATCCGGCAGACATCAAAGTACTAAACGACGGCAACTATGTAGTATGTAGCTGGCAGAAAAACGTGATTCTGCTGATTACAACAACTGGTGTCATAAGCGTTCTCGCGGGTAGTGGAACTAGTCCTGGTATCTTCTCGGGCGCGTTTGCAGACGGAACTGGGACGGGAGCAAGCTTCGCAAATCCATGGGGATTGGCAGTTACACCAAGCGGTGCAGTTCTTGTCGCAGATCAGTGCAACAATCGTATTCGGTTGATCACGTGATCCTACTCCCGACCTCCAAACTTGTTATAGTACTCCGCATACGTCATGGGTGGAGGACCCGTCTGTGCACTTGGATTCACAATCGCAGGGGCGAACTTCTGAAACAGACGTTGACCCATGTGAATAGATGCCTGTTCTTCCGTGATCTCACCCTTCTCAATCTTGCGCTTGAGAGCCAGCATTTCAAAAAAGGTCGCGTCGAGGCGATCCTCTGCATGCATCTGCCACAGACTGGGGAAATTAAAATAAAGGTTCTCGTTCTCGTTCTTGAGCTTCTCCATGAACTCCTCTCGGCGAAGATGCCGCCACTTCTTCTTTGAGTGATCCATGTTACGAACAAGAGCCTGTATCTGTGTCGCACTCAGTTCCTCTGTAGTGATGTGGCGCTCTCCTTCTGCAACCTCCTGCGGTGTCAACTCACGTGGGCGCTGCTCTGCCATTATTGTGGGTATTCACAGAATGTATAAGTGGCTGTAACGCACTCACAAGCTGCATACACTCCTCCGACGTGGTCATTCCTGTCAGAATGATATTGCCAGTGCGGAATACCTTTGCGATCCACTTCACGTCCGGGAAGTAGATCTTAACTGCAGGATAGACCGCCGGCTCGTACTCGGTGCGCACTCCGTCACGTCGCAATGCTGCATATAGTGTTTCGCGAGACAGACTTGTTGCCGTCGTGAGCCGAGTCTTGTAATTCATCAGTACTACCCGCCTCGTTTCTGCCGTCCATACATTGATTGGAGCAGTGTCATCCGGTACACCGATGGCATCTGGACATGTTGCCATGATATGCGCCCGTAGTCTCGTCATAACCGATCGATCGTAACGCTCATCGAGTACGCCCGTGATATGAAATACGCCATTCTGGAACACCTTTACAGTGATCTCCTTCTTCTTTAGCGTTCCATCGCCGTCGTCCAGACTGACGAGTGTGATAGAATTGTGTCCAAATCCGGTTGTTCTCTTTGCAGGCGCCTTCTTCGCCCTGCGCTTGATCATATCTCGCTTCGATGATCCGCGAGGCGGAATACCCTGCTTTTCAATCTTGATGATCGATTCCGTCAATGGGAGGGACTCCAGAAGGAGGTTCGTGTTCAACCGAACGTTGACGGTGTACAGCACCACCATCGTTGTGAGTGTTGGCGGATCCATTGACATCCTTCATGTAAATGCAATCGATTTCGTTTTTCCACGCCTGTGAGAAGGAGAGCGGATCCCGAGTCACGACGTGACACTGAAACGCCCGAAGCACTGCGCGAAGCCGCGTCTCTTCCTCCGGAGAGAGCATCCATCCTTCAAGATAGCCAAACCAGATAGTTGCTGTCTTGTGATGTGCGAGAATTCCGAGCGCAGTGTCCGCCAGAGAGCTAATATGCTCACATGACAGATCAAAACACCCAGTCGGTTTTGTTGCATTATACAGATAGACCGTCAGCATTATGATACAGCAGTAGGATAGATGTAAGCACTCTTAAACTTACGAGTGCCGTCGGCATTGGTGTCGCCCGCGTTGACTCCTTTGCATGCCGTACATGTGGATGCGAAATTGACCTTACCTTCGCGCCACGACACCTTGCCGCATGTAGCGCAACAGTTGGGACCAATTGCCTGTCGAGCTGCCATGATGACGTCTTCCTTACGATAGTTCACGTCTGTCGTGGGAAGCATCGTAGACTGGACGATCGTGTCATTGATTTCGCGAAGTTGGTTGACATAAGTCGCAGGCATGACGCCGTTGGCCGGCATAAGAACGGGTGCGAGGCAGTTTTGGTTCTTAATCTGCGAGATACCGTTGGTCACCGGCTTGGCGTTTCTCGGATTCCACATGACCGCCGTGGCGTTGGCTGATGCGTAAGTGGTAAACTGCGACGCATCCTTGACACGGTGACCGCGGGCAATGGTCGCACTCGACGCCGTGCGGGTACTCGGAGCGTTCAATGTGGATACACACGCCGTCGCAGGCAAAAAGGTTTCATACACCGCAGAGGCCGCTTGCTGACGCTGTATTTCGATCATCTGACCACACGTCATTTTGGGACGTGTATCAATATACGTTGTGGCACGCAGCTGCTGCCGTACGAGAAACTCGCTGCACGAGGACATACTTGTATTGAGTACAGAACTAAAGTTTAGACTCCGGGATGCGTAAGCAGATGACGACGACAGCACTCTCGCGTCAGTCCGAGGTCGTTCAACGCTCGACCCTCTGCCGTTAACTTCGTATCATTTGTCAGGTACATGAGCTCCGAATCGGGCGCGCGCCCATCATCACGGCGATATGTCTTGACAAGACGATTAAACTCCTTCCATTTACCTGCAATTGGGAGGTTGCACGTGTAGCAGCGAATCGGGATCGGGAAGTCCATTGTATCCTTCTTCTTATTTGTGAGAGACAGTTCGTTTTTCGCAGAGTAGAACAATGAAGGTCAAGTCAAAGATAGTCTATTGGATCGCCGCAGCAGCCGTTGCGCTGGCGCTGGTGTTATTGGTCGCTACGCCCGCACCCACTTTCACGGCGACATACTCGAAGGATATTGATCGGTTTGGCTCCGACTCGGTAGATGTGCAGATGGCTATGGGAGACCTCCACTCTGATCCGCCTCATATCATGGCGCCCACCGCGTCTTTGAAACCACTGCTCCTGTTTCCGCCCTCACAGGAGGATCTTGAGAAACTTTCAGGTCCGCCAGCGAATGTCCAGTAATGCCGAACTGGTCGCTTGTGGCGTCTAGTCAATTCTTTCTCATCCCCATGACGGGGTACTTTCTCACACGCGAATACACATGTTCGGCGCTGATTACGGGAACATACCTCGTATCCATGGCATATCATGGTACAAAACCCCGATATCCATTCCTCCTTCCGCTTGATATCATGTTCGCCCAGATAGGTCACTTGTGTGCGGTGTACACAACCCCACAATACCTACCCTACTCGCTGCTCCCATACTCGTCCTTTCTGAGCTCTGCGGTCATCATCTACTACTACGGAAAGAGCACGTCGACGCTCGCGTGGGATCCAGATGAAAAGGTGTCTACGTGGTGGCACGTGTTCATGCACGGACTGTTAGGAGTCTCCTCGGGGTTGTCTATCTGTCTGGCCGGCAGGGCTAAGTCCAGTGTGAACTACCACGCCAACTCCAGCTCTTGAGCGCTCCAGAACTCAGACGTTCCATTCGGCATCTTACGATTAAACACAAACGGAAGCTTGCGCTGTTCGATCTCTCGGCGTGCAATGTGTTCGAGAAACCGCGGGTCGCTCGTACGGAGTCCATCTAGGCTCACAAGCGGCTTCGCGCCGTCTGCAAGTTGCTGCTGTCGCGACATCAGGAGTGCGACATACTCATACTTACCAAAGTAAGGTTTTGTGACGCGCGGCGTTTTGTTGGACTCGATCACCTCTGCGCGGAAGACGGGATTTACCTCGGGATGGTCTGTAGACGGCATTATGACTCGTATTGTCTATGAACGTAGTCTTTCGTTTTCAGTTATTTCTTAGTCTAGAACAATGCCTACTCGCTCTGCTTCGGATTACCTGAGTTATGTTAAGGCGCAAATAGTGACACAGACGGCAGTCGCTGTCCCTCAGGCTCGGAATATTCTGCGATACCAGGGTGGAACAACACCGTTCAATGCCATCGCACAGGCGTCCGATATGCGGTACGTGACAACGGGGCGACTTGCACCTGCTCGCATCGCACCGCGCCAAGTGGTTCAGACCCGATCGAATCCGAAAAATCTGTCTCGCGTGGCCTTTCTCGGATCCGCCGGTCCTCTAGGCACATTGATAAGCCAACCGCCGACACGTCTGGCCGGTGCAAGTGGTCTCGTGGTACTGCAGAGCAACCTGATACAGAACGCCAATCAGAATGCTGGTAGGGGCGGCAACTTCCAGTCCAATAATGCCGCGATCACGAAGTAATTGATTTAGGCACGTGCATTCTGCTTCCACATTGCATCACATACTGCACACTGATACATCCACGTTACATTGACCGAGTCTAGCTTCACACCTACAATGTCCGACTCCTTTCCCTGCGTTGCGCATGTAGGATTCAGACACACCATCGTCTTGAAACGCGGCAGAGTTGGATCGTGCTTCAGGTAAGGATTGATCGAGTATTGCACGGACGTATCCTGCTGCAGGTCATGCTCGTAGACGATCGGATTCTCCTTCGTGGTCTCCTCTTCGTACGGACAGGAGCGGCACTTTAGGTAAGCCCTACCGTCACGCTCGTTGATATCATACAGGAAATTGGAACACTTGGCGCAGAACTTCATCTTGCTTACTCCGAGGTAAGAAATCCATAATTCATTTTGGACGTCAGAATCCAGTTTCGTGCGTTTAAAAGGAATTAGCCCGCCATAATTCGTCGGGAGAGTAATCAACGATGTCGCTCCAGAACTCGAGGCTTCTGACGTTTCTCGCGGCTCATAGGGTCGAGAGCGGGAGCGGTCAGGAGACACATCAGCTTGGGTTCGACCGTTCTCTCTACAAGATTCCTGACGCAGAGCTTACCGAATTCTACAATGTATACTGCCAGTATGTCGATGCAGGATACGGCGGTATCACCATGCTTGAGAAGATGACGCGCGTGGGTCCACTTCGAGTAGATCTGGATTTCGTCTATGATGGAAAGCATGCCGAGCACTTGCATACGCAGAAGAATACGACCGACTTCATTCAGGGATACATGGCTGAAGTGGCGAAGTACATGTCTGTGAGCGAGATCGCCGATGTGTACGTTATGCAGAAGGTTGACCCGACGTACTATCCTGGAAAGAACCACACCAAGTCCGGCATTCACTTGGTTGTGCCGAGTATCCGCACGAACAAGTTTATCGAGAACAAGGTTCGCGATGCGATGCTTAAGCAGATGGAGACCTATTTCCCAGGTCTCCCAATTAAGGGCTGGAATGATGCCTACGACAAGCTGGTGCTTGGTCATAGTACTTTCTGGCCGCTGCTCGGGTCGAAGAAGCCCGACAAGGATGGCGGTCAGCCTCTGCCATACAAGTTGGTCTATGTAGCCGAGTGGGATCCCGCAGACGGTAAGGTAGCGGTTGATGACGAACGGGAACACGGTATCAGTCCCGCTCTCGTACGTAAGTTCTCCGTGCGAGCTCTTCCGACAGACGAGACTCCTACCACGCCACTTGGTGCTCGATTCACTCTTCCCGAGGACGATACGCGTATCTCAGGTGGTGCCGCAATCCTCCCTCAGCGCGGACGTCCGGCTCAGCGTCCAGGAGAGCCTGGTTCGCGCGACTCATCGCCGACTCGCGTCATTTATCAGCAGCCACTGACGGAGGCACAGAAGACGTACTACGGACACCATGTCGATAACTTGGCGGAGACCAGGTACACCGAGTACGGAGAATGGGTGAACGTAGCTATCTGCCTGAAGAACATTCATCCTGATCTGAATGAGCTCTGGCATACATTCAGTCAGAAGGCGCAGGAGAAGTACGACTGGAAGGAGACAGAGGCGAAGTGGATGTCACTCGGCTTTCGCAATGACGGTGCAAAGCTAGGTGTGGGCAGCCTTCGATTCTGGTCTCGCACCGACAACTTTAATCGATACATTGAGATCGAGAAGGGCAATATCGAGCATCTCATCAAGGAGTCGGTACTCAGCCAGACAGAGCACGACGTTGCACAGGTTGTCTATGCAAAGTACCGCGACGAGTTCAAGTGCGCCAAGTACGGTGCGAATGTATGGTATCGCTTTCTCGGACATGTCTGGCGGGAGACGGATAAGGGTATTGCCCTCCAGACTCGACTGTCAAGTGATGTTGTGAAGGAGTATAGGTACTATGTATCCGAACAGGATCGCCTGATGAATGTTATTGCCGAGTGTCCGGCCGGTAAGCATGACCCCAACACGTGTGATATGTGTCAGGCAGAGAAGAAAAAGAAGTCATACGTTGATCTCATTAAGGCGCTGAAGAAGACGGGGTTTAAGAAGAGTGTTATGGACGAGTGTCGAGAGTTGTTTCTTGATGAGGAGTTCGCGAACAAGGTGGATGAGAACAAGCGACTTATCGCATTCCGCAACGGTGTACTGGACATGACGACTATGCCGCCTGTGTTCCGCGATGGTAAGCCGGAGGACTATATCTCCTTCTGCACGAACCTCGACTTCGATCCGAAGAAGCCGTACTATGAGTACGACTGTTGGTCGGAACTAAACAAGTTCCTTCAGGACGTCTTACCCGACATGGAGGTGCGGACATACTTCATGGCATACCTAGCGAACGCACTGTCGGGTGAGAACGACGCGCAGAAGTTCCACATCCTGACGGGAGAGGGGTCAAATGGCAAGTCTATGCTGATGATTCTGATGTCGACTACGATGGGTGATTATGCATGTACTGCACCCATCTCGCTGCTGACACAGGGTCGTAACAAGTCTGCTGCCGCTGCCCCCGAGTTGGTGCGCATGAAGGGTCGTCGTTTCGTGACCATGCAGGAGCCGGACGAGCAGGTGCCGCTGAACACGGGGTTGATGAAGGAACTGGCTTCTTCGGAGAAGATCACTGCTCGCGATCTCTACGCGGGCTCGAAGCAAATGATGGACTTTGAACTCCAGGCTCGTTTCAATCTGGCGTGCAACGAGAAGCCGAAGATCAATACCACGGACAATGGTACATGGCGCAGGTTGGTGGTTGTCGGCTTTCCGAACAAGTTCGTGTTTGACCCGAAACTTCCCCACGAGAAGCTCATGAATGAGAGCATGAAGCAGAACTGTATGAGTGAAGCGTGGGCGACGGCGTTCCTGAGCTATCTGGTTCACCTCTTTACGGAGGGAAAGGGCCTGCGTAAGTTGGCGGCTCCGGAGAAGGTAATGGAGTACATTGCAGAGTACAAGGAGGACAGTGACGTGATCGCCAAGTTCATCCGTGAGAAGATTCATGCGTATCCGCAGTTGAGGGTTGACGAGCAGGAGCGCGAGCCCCAGTCGTGGCCGAGCATTACGATGGCATTCGGTGAGTGGAAGCGTTCAAATGAGTTGATGAAGGGTACGCCCGCCGATCTGAAGAAGAGGATTGAGTCGATCCATGGGAAGATGCCTAGGGGCGGATGGACTTCCTTCCGGTGCGGCGATTCTTAGATCGTTTGCGACGAGGCGTCTTGTGGCGACGGCCACCGTATGCAGGTGGAGGTGCAGTGTACACCTTTGACTTCACCCATTCCAACGATGATGCAACAGTTCCTGTCGCAGTTGTCCACGCATTTGACACCCAAGCGGACGCGGTTTCGAACATTGTTAGTAGTCTAGCTTTTTACTCGTCGCCGCTCTTGAGGCGACGGGCGCCGATCTTGCTGAGCACGTAGGTGCGGAGCAGGCCGACCGTGAAGACGACCAGTGCGAACGAGACCGTCAGGTTGACCAGCTCGCTAATGACCGCGCCAACCTTCAGGTCAACAGAGCCGACCTTGATGGAGAAGCCAGACACGCCCTTGCCAGCCGCCGCGGCCGGCGCCAGCAGCGGGACGAGAATGCCATCGTTCAGCGTCTTGAAGAAGGAGGCAACGACCGTTCCGAGATAAAACGACGCCGTCAAGATGATGATGTCCTTAGTATCGAGCATTTATTGAGATGACTAGAATGTTTTTCAGACGACGACATAATGAAGATTCGCAGCGCCGGATTGGATCGGTTGGCTGGAAAAGCCAAATCCGTCCTCGCGTTTGATTGCGAGTTCTGGCACCTCGGCGATCAGTTTCTTCCTCGCGAGGTGGGTGGCTATCACTTGACACGGACGGGGGATGCATGGATTCGCTCGGCGCCCTTCTTTGTTGTGCTTCCACCGCCCCCAAACCAATTAAATCGTGTGTCGTCGAAGTTCTCAACTGTGACGCCCGCCACGTCAATAGTTCTGGACATCATCGAGGAAACAGAGAGATCGGCTTCGGAGTTTCTTGGTAAGAATGACAGCGTGGCTGCCTACTTTGCAGACAAAAACGTCAAACCTCATCTCAAGCCAGCTTCATGGCTAACTGGGTTTATGGAGTTGGTTTCGCAGTCTGTAGTGGTCATCAAGGGAAATATGGATTTGAAAGCCCTAAAGTCAGCCTGTCACCGGCATCAGATAGCATATCGTGTACCGCTGGGCGTGTTTGATATCGCAACTCATAACTTAGAATTCACAAGACGTTGTAAGACAGCGAAACTGGAAGGTACATATGCATGTATTGCGCATGAACTGGATTCAGGATTGAAGAAGGCGTTTCCGGTTGGAAAGGCACATAACCCCGTTTTCGACGCCGCGATGACGATTCAGATTGCCGCATGGCTATCCGAGAAAGATATGCGCTGAATACAATGGATACTCGGTTCTGGGGACCGAGCGCGTGGCAGCTGTTCCATTTGGTTGCAGAGGGTTCACCTAACCCGGTCTCGACATTGTCGTACGTGGGAAGCATACTTCCATGTAAGTTCTGTCGTGAGAGCACGATAAACTTCATCGCAGATATGCCCTTGACGAAGGGAATGGATGCAGGACATTGGTTATACGAGATTCACCGTAAGGTTAATCATAAGTTGGCCACGCAAGCCAAAACGGACGAGAAAGTTATTCTTCCCGATCCCGACCCGACATATGATGACGTCCACGAGAAGTATGCTGCGTTGCTCAAGAAGAAGCCATACGCTGTGCCTGGGCGGGATTTCCTGTTCTCGATTGCGTATAACTATCCAGATCACCCAGACTATGATTGTATTAACAGACAACGGGGATTTCTGACGATGCTCGCCCGGACGTACCCGTTTCCGGAACTGCGTAAGGTGTATGCTCACTATATGGCCACACGCCCGATTGCACTAGAGTCTCGAACACTGTACATGCGCTGGATGTATGGACTGTTGAAGGCATTATCCGTAAAAACGAAATCACCAATCCGCACGTTTAGAGGGTACGCCCACCATGTCGCCTACTACAAAAGTGGCTGTGCAAAGTCAACTTACCATGGAAAGACGTGTCGCCGACTGGACAACGGGAGCTTCACGAAACAGCGCGATCATAAGCGAACCCGACGGGTCGCTTCTGGAGGTCTACTTGCGTAAACAGACAGCCGAAGAGGCTACGCTGTGTATGCAGGTGTATCTATTGGGTCTGGCTGTGTTAACGGTGCTAGTTATGTGGTCAATGGTTGTCTAAAAGAACGACTTGCGGCTCTTGCGGTGGCGGCGCGTCTTCTTCGCCGGGGCGCCTGTCGATCCATGACGCTTGTATGTCTTCTTCGCCTCCAGAATCACCTTCTTCAGACCATCGCCCTTCTTGTAGGTGCCGCGGTGCTTCATCTCCGACATCGTCTTCTTCACGTGAGTAAGCCAAGCGTTTGCCATTTTATTTAACCGCGAGGAATAAAACCCATAGCGGCTGTTGATGTCGCACACAAATTCCATTGACATCCATTTGCGTAGACGTCGTCCATGACCTTGAACTTAGAAAAGGCCTGGTCAGGTGCGACAAGAACGATGTTTGAAGCCGCGAACGAACGCAGTTCCTCTGGTTCGCGCGGGTGGGCGGCCTGCTGGTACGTGAGCCTGCGAAGATTGCTGTCATTCCACGAGAGATTTATCAGAGGCTCCAGATCTGTACCGCGAGCTTCATTTCCAGATACGAGCACGATCTTGTTAGCGAGCGATTCAAGCGGCGTCGTCGCTACGCCTCCGAGTACAAGGTGTTGGCGGACGATTGTTTTCAAATGATAGGCGACGCGGTTCGCAGTGAAGCTCTTGTCTGTATGCAGAACTAAACTCAAAATGAGTGGATCCTTCGATGGGAACGCATCGTTTACGATGTCTACGCAACATGACTCAAACGAGCGCGTCGCGGTCGGATCGTACCGCGGCTTCAGCGATACGACCGGCTGATCTTGTTCATCCGAATAGATGTGAAGTTCAAGAAGACGGAACCCCGCCTTGAGCGCACCCGATATGTCTTCAAACGTACTGCCCGGGACATAATAGTTGACCAGAGTTTCACTACGGGGTTCAGAGTGCTCTTCTTCCTGCGTCGCCACCAGGTATCCCGCTGCAGCAAGAGCTCCGAACGCAAGGAGTGTTTCCATTGCTTACTTGTCTTATTTTTTAGATTTGCGGAATAATCCCTGCTCGCGGAGTGCATTCACCTTATCGTCCGAGAAGCGTTCGTCCATAGGTATATCCACAAGGCATGCGTAGTGGAAATATAAACAGTACATTCCACACTCCGACTCCTTGAACTGATGGCGAGTCGTATTGTATGTGAGCTTCATGGGCGCACATTCCCCCCTTGCATCCCATTGATCCTTCCAGCGGAACATTAGCCGCTGGATCTCCTTCTCCGGCTTGCGTGCATAGGAGTCGAAATACGTCATGCGAGGATACTCTAATTCGGGACGAATGTCGAGGAAGGTCGCAATCCAATGCTGACCGGGGCCATCGTGAACGTCTGTGTTGAATACAATACCTACGCGTCGGTATCCCTTCTTGTATAGGGTATCAAGCTTCATCGAACAAAGGGTAGAGACGATACACTTGGACATCTCTGACTTCAGATCGAAGTCGATGGGCACACAGCCGACAAAGTGATAATCTGCAATGACCTTCTCGTATTCGTGCTCGAGCTTGTCGATGTCGTCAGATGATAACCATTCTGCTGGGTTAGTATTCCACGATTCAGGTGCTCGCGGCCTCTTCATCATGGAGGATACAATGCACCTGGGTTCTCCGGTTGTACATAGTCCGCGCAGGCGCTGCCTTAGTTCCGACCATACCGTTTTCGGGTTTCCCCCGGGAATCGACGGCTTATGAGTCTTGTTGAACACTGTTCGTAGCCGTTCGACCTCTGCCTCATCGAAGAGGAGCATGGACTCGCTTGCTTAAAACGGATACTTTCTATACCGCAGAATAGAAAACACAATGGATGCACTCGAGGCTATTCTTACTAAGTACATCCGTGTGAACAAAAACCTCGCCGAGCTGAACGCGCAGACAGCCGAGCTCCGCGACAACCGCCGTACGGTCGAGCTTGATCTAGCTGCACTCTACGCCCATACCACTCTGCCCGATCATATCGTCCTTCGAGAGTCAGAGATGACCTTCAACGTCAAGCGTCCGAACAAGTGGAAGAAGGGCTGGTCTCTGTCCAAGAAGGATCTGGATATCTATCTCAAGGACATTCTGGGCGATAGGGGATCAGATGTGATGAAGGAGATTGTACGTCGTCATGAGCCTAAGCTCGTAGCCGACGACTTCGGGTTCGAGCTGAAGTCAACGGGGTCTTCCGGTTCATCTGACCCGACCGACGGCTGAACAACTACGTGCGGCGGCACCGGATTCCGAATATAGGTGACTTCAATCTGAGTACTGGATGGACTGAGCGAGGCTGCTAGACACATACAACCGCAAGCAGCTGTAATTATACCGACAGCTACAAGCACGCTGACGAACACATCAACCATTACGCTTTTTGTATCTCCTGGTCGAAAACCGCTTACGGTGACGACGGGTGCGACGACCTGCTCTAGGCCTGAGGCTAGCCATTCTGTTCTTTATCGCTTGCCTAGCTCGCATTGCATTGTTGATGATGTCATTCACCACGTCGTCAGTTAACGGCGGTGTGCTTGAAGGGATATACTTTTCCATAGGTATTCCAACGTTATCGTTCACCAATGCGCCTTTGAACTTTGGCATCACCGTATACCCGGTCTTCATATGCGCCTTCGCGATGTTAAGATTGTCATCCACATTCGACATGAGGGTGACGTGAATGACCTTGCCCGGTACCGCAATCGTTTCGTCGAATTTCTTGTTGATATCCACGAGGTAGCCTAACCTCGGCATCACGCAGACAAAGGACCTCCTAATTTCGGTTTCAAGCGCGTATTCATAGAGTATGGCTCCAACGAGGACATCGGAGTTGTATAGGCGTCCTAATATCAGACCAGGCTTCACAGTTGACGGTATGTCGTCTGTCATCTCGACGTCTTCAGGTGTTAACTGAACATTGACATCCAAACCCTTCTTGCCAGGAGGTGCGCAAAAGGGTTGAATCTGTTTGTAATATTCGCGTCGGGTAGGTAAGTCTACCTTACTTAATTCGCCGAACTCATACCTCAGGTTCTTAGCCTGCATTATATAGTTTGCGCATTTATTTGTACCAGTTGCGGTTTCAGGGACTCTTCAATCTCGCGCAGAAGAGCATTGATCTCACGTAGCTGCTTGGACGCTTCAAGGGTGTTCTCGCGGGGCATGAATCCATGTTGGACTCGCGTCACCGCAACGGATAACTGCCTTTGCCGCTCAACCACTTGAAGCGCCAGTGTCGATAGCTGTTTTCGCATCAATCGATATGATATGGGACGTAGAAAATCTTTAAGCCCGACGAGTGCGACGACGACGGCCGCCCTTCTTCACCTTCTTGGTCCGACGGCGACGGCGTCCAGCGGCTTTGGCATATGTAGGCTCTGATGGGGTCTTCAGAAATGT